TCGGTGGTGTTTCTTTGTCCAGCATCGCGCCATTAACATACAACACGGACTTGATTTGCGATTACAGTAATGTTGTTATTAATGCCACTTCGTATGGTATGCCAGCAGCTGTTAGCGCCAATCAAACTTCAACCCTGGGAACAGCATTCACATATAACACTGAGAATTTTGGTTCAATCTACGAACTAACCGACACAGTGGTGGGATCTGGATATGATCAAGCATTACAGGTTGTCGTTAGGAATGTTATTTTGGGAGAAGACCCATTAACTGGCACGCTCGTATACACGACTTCATCAAATACCATAACGGGCACTTCTACAATTTTCGATGATATTTACGCTAATGGTGATGTTATATACATACAAGCAGATTCAGGAGTAAGCACCACGGGTGAATATGCATTGATTAGGGAAGTGGTTTCTTCATCAGAGATAACCCTTTATGCACCGCCGTTAAACAACTCAACTGGATCCGCAATATATAAAGCAGCACCAACTACACTACCGTCTCAGTTCGCATCATACGAGGCACCGATGTATAACGTTTCTGGAGACATACATGGTGAGAATGAAGAAATATCAGGTGTGCCTAGCGTTGGCGAAGACACAGCTTCTGTAGCTGTTGCGGTAGATTCTGGTAAGGGATATATCGAAGGGGAAATCGTTCAAGCGTACAGGTATAATATAGTATCCAGCGACATAGTGATAGATAATGGTGGTTTAGGTTATTCTAATACAGATAGCGTCTTTTTCTCGGGAGGTTCGCCAGGTACTATCGCTTCTGGAACTCCAACTACAGACAGCAATGGAACAATAACTGCGGTCACATTAACAAATACTGGATCAGGGTACGAATCTACGCCTGTTGTTAGAGTAAAAACTACAACTGGTGCTGGCGCTTTGATTAGTTGTAGTTTGCAGGAATTTGATACAACTTCTACTGGGATCTCCGGAACATCAACTAAGCAAGCGCTCGGTGTTGCTCGGGGGTACTGGGGTTCTACTGATAGTTTCTTGAACTCGGATAAATATATCCAAGACAGTCACTACTATCAAGATTACTCGTATGAGATCCAGGTGGCGAAGACACTAAAAGATTATAAAGACATAATACTAAACAGTTTTCATGTGTCAGGTTCCGAACTGTTCGGTAAGTACCTAGATCACTTTCAAGAATCTAAAATAAATACTATAAATAATGAGTATTTCTTTACAGGTAACAACACAGTGTATACATTAGTATCGGAGACCGCATTCACGAGCGATAGCAACACACTAACTGTAGACAAGCTCTATATATAAAGAGGATTTAAACTTTGGCCAAACAAACTATTAATATTGGAACGGTAGCCAACGATGGCACTGGTGATCCGCTAAGAGACGCTATGGATAAAGTAAACGATAACTTCGATGAAGTTTATTCTTCGTATACTTTGACAGGAGCGGTAACAGTTGGTAACTCCACTGTCAATAGTGTAGTTTCTAATACTGGTGGGTTAGTTGTTGCTAACTCCACCATAACCACTACGGTTGATAGATCAGTAATCAAAATTGCTAATAGTACTGTAGATACTACTGTGTCAGTCGGTGGAATTGACGTTGGTAACTCCACTGTTAATACCACAATCAACAGTTCTTCCGTCGGCGCCACGGGTGCTACAATAACTGCTTTGACAGCTACTAGCATTTCAGTTGGTAACTCCACTGTTAACACTACGACCAACTCTACTATCATAACAACCACTTCAGCCAATGTCTCAACCAATACAGGATTGACGCTTGGATCATTTACATCAGCTGCAAACGGTTATACATTCTTGCCGAATGGCATTAAGATGAACTGGGGTTGGGTTTCCGCTAATAGTACGGTTGGTGACGCCACCCTGACGTCGGCTTTCGGTACTGCGATCTATAATGTTTCTGCAATAAGTAACACCGCGGTTGCTACGTACCAAGCTGGGGTTGTGGGGCAAAATACTTCTGTGGTGCAAGTGAGAACAGCTAATGCCACTTCAACGAATGTTTATTGGACAGCGATAGGTAAATAATCCCATGGGAAAAATATTATCAACCTACAATAAAATTATTGTAGAAGAAATTACAAATAGTATTCTGTCTAATACTTCTCAATATTATGCGTCTGGTGGTAATCCAGTAGCATACGGTGGTAGTGTACCAGAAGTTTCGAATAATGATTACGATAGCACATTTACCAATAATTGGTTGATGATGTTTGGTAAGCAACTTAAATTTTCTGATGTTGCACCTGTCATTAAAGAAAATACGTGGGTTTCTAACACAGCGTATGAGATGTACGATAACACTTCCGACACCCTATTAGCTAACGCAAACTTTTATGTAGTATCACCACCGAGCGATACAGGTGGCAACTATCATATCTACAAATGCATAGATAATGCGAATAACGCTAAATCAACAGTGAACCCATCTAGTGTTGGGGATCCGACACAACAGACTACTTTTCAAACTGCTGATTCTTATAAGTGGAGATATATTACTTCTATTTCCAGTAAGAATCACGATAAGTTCTCTTCAAATAACCACATACCTGTTTACACTAATACTACCATCTCGGCGGCAGCTGCTAACTATAGCGGCGTTGATGTCGTTATGCTGAGTAACTCTGGTTCTGGGTACGACACGCACCACACAGGCGTTATATCTTCTGTGGTAAATAGCACGATGATACAGATAGCATCTGATGCTTCTGGGGATAATGGGTATTATGTGAACAATGCAGTCTATATCTATAACACTGTAGACACAACAGCGCAGTTGTTGGATATTACCGGATACACTTCTAATAGCGTTGGTAAATGGATATCTGTGACATCTTCACCTAACACCGATAATATAACTGCTGGTGTTTCCCTATACAGAATATCCCCAAAGGTTTTGTTTAATAGTGATGGTGATGTAGACCCTTCAGCCTACACAACAGTGAACACATCAACTAATTCTATCCATAGTGTTGTTATGATAGAATCGGGATCTGATGTTTCATGGGCCAACGTTAGTATCCAATCTAATAGTATTTATGGATCTGGTGCTAATGTTTATGCTATCGTTCCACCCGCGGGTGGGCATGGGTTTGATGCTGTTTCTGAATTAGATGTCAAGGGGTTGGGGATCAACTTCTCCTTTGAGAATACAGAATCAGCAAATATCGTGACATCTAATGTTGTGTTTAACAAGATTGGTATCGTGAAGAACCCTAAATCAGCCACAGTCAACTCCGTGAGTGGCGTTGTAACTGAAGGGTCTATATATGAACAAAACGCTTTCGACCAACATACGCAAGCGAATGTTTCGCCTTCATACGTTTTCACAGTTGGCGAAGAGGTTGTTGGTAATACAAGTGGATCTAGGGGATTTGTTTCATTTTCAAATTCAACGCAAGTCTATATCATTGGTGATCAGACTTTTTCTAATGGTGAATATATCACCCACGCTAACGGTTTGTCAGTCACGACCATAGATATTAAAAGTTCACCAGATGTTTATAGTAAAAATTTGAAACCTTTCTATTTACAAACTATAAATAATACAAATAGGGCGGACGATCAAACTGAAAACTTCAAGCTCATAATCACTACTTAATAAGAATAGGTATTTTAAATGTCTACACTGGATACAGACCTAAACACTCCGCCGTATTTCGACGATTACGATGAGGACAAATCATTCCATAAGGTTGTGTTCAAACCGAGTGTTGCTGTACAGGCTAGGGAGCTAACACAACTACAAACTATCCAACAAAAGCAAATCGAGAGATTTGGTAATCATGTTTTCAAAGATGGTTCCATTGTGGATGGCGTCCCTATAACGTACTACCCAAACACACACTACATTTCGCTAGCTGATAATTTTAACACCAACACAAGCCTTTTTGCTGCCAGCATCGACGCCACATACCTTGTGACAAACAGTGAAGATTCTAATACAGCGGTGAGAGCTGTTGTTAAGGTCTCAAAAAATGGCGTTCAAACTGCTGCCCCTGAGACTAATAGATTTTATTTGGATTATATCTCGACTGGTAAGA